ATTTAAACCAAAAAAAATTTATATAATTGGCGAAATATATAGTTCTAGACAAGCATGGATTGAAGGTAGTTTAGAAACAGTTGAAAAACTTTTTAAATAGATAAATAATAGAATGAAAATATATTTTAAAGATTATCCAGAATTTAAACCAAATATAACTCCTAAAGAAATGTTTAAATTAGGAATAATGGGCGGTACATATTTTAGAGAAATTAAATCACCAAAAACAAAAAAAACATATAAAAATCATCATAAAAAATTTAAATTTTTAAATAAAATATCGAAATGAAAAACTAACACAAAAAATATATGATAAAAATATTAATTTTTACAAAGTAGAAGTCGGAACATCATACGAATTTTGGATGAGTAAAAGTTGGATTAAAGAACAGTATGATCCATATGGATGGATAGAATGGTATTGTAATTTTTATAATGGTAGAAGAACACCAGATGATTTGAGACAAATAAATAGATGGAAAAAATCTGCAGGTCCAAAAGGAAGATTTAGAAATCAATTAAAAAACAAAATAAAAGAAGTTGGGAAAAATGATGCAAAAATTTATCCTAGATTAAGACAAACATTACTGCATTGGGGATTTGATTCAAGAAAATTAACAGTTAAATAAATATTATTTAAATATTTATTAATATAATATTATTATGTATGATATGGAATTTAGAATCTTGGCAACAACCATGTTATAATATAAATAATGGTAGATGCCTTTCTTTATTTAAATGGAAAAATACAAAAAATATAATATATGAAGAAACAACGAATAATATTTCACCATTCTTATCATTTAAAAGACCTCATTCAAGAGTGTTTTATTTATCAATAATATTATTAGTAATAACTTTTTTTGTAAAATATCAATCTATTAGTTTTAATACTATAAAAATACATTATTATAAAGACAAAGATATTGATGATTATTATTTAAATAGAAAACATGAAGCGATATATCTATATATTGGTGCATCTATATCAAGACTGATTTTTGGATATATATCAGATAGAATAGGAATTAGACAATCATATTGTATTATAATAATATTATCAACATTATTTGGTATTTTAAACATACATTATAATTCTATTATACTTAAAATACTATCAGGTATTTCATCTGCTGGTTTTGTATTATCAGAACTTTGGGTAATGACTATGTTTGATATAAATATTTTAGGTTTAGTTTGTGGTATTATTGCAGGTATTGGAAATTTTGGAATAGGTTTATTAATGATTTTAAATTATTTAATTATTACAAATTTAAATATCGAATTACTAAATTATATAATATATTGGCCATATATTTTATATATATTATTAATTTATCCTGTTTATTTTATGTCAGATGATTGTCCATATGGTAATTTTAGTGAATTAAAAAAAAAATATTTAGAAAATGAATTGGAAAATGAATTGGAAAATGAGTTGGAAAATAACTTAGAAATTGATAATTTAGATATTACTATATATAGTAATGGTAATACATTAAATACTGAATATACAACAGATAATTATATTAATATTGCAAATATTATAGATGATATTTCACATTCAAAAAAAAAATTTTTGAATGCATTTAAAAATATTAAAATTTTAAGTATTGGTATTACATATTTATATTCTTTTGGTATTGAAATAACATTAATTACAAATATTGAAGCATTATTAAAAAATATTACAAACTTTGATTTAAATAGAATAAATTTTTTATTATTAATATTTTCATCTATAAATATAGTAGCACGACCAATTGGTGGTTATTTATGTGATAAAAATTATGAAAAATTTAAAATTATTGGAAAAATAAAATTAGTATTATTTTTAATACTAATAACAACATTATGTGGTATAATTTTAACATATTATATTATTTATTTTCAGGATAAAAAGAATAAAGATGTATTATATAATATTATATTAATTTTATTAATATCTTTGAGTTTCTGTAATAATTTACTACAAGGTACAATTATAGGAATTATACCACATTTAGATAGTAATAATCTAGGTGTAATACTTGGAATAGTCTCTTCGTTTGGAACAATTGGTGGAATAATAGGAAATATATTATTTATTAATTATAATATAAATTCTCTTATATATATAAATATATTTGGTGTATTTACATTTATAACAAATACATTTATATTATTATAGATATAAAAAAAAACTATATTATTAATAATAGATGCATGAAAATAATCAAAAAGGATTCGATTCATTAACACTTGATACAATTAATACAATTAATACAGTTAATACTGGTATTGAATCACAATATTCTTTAATTAAAATGTTTAATTCTTTAAGAAGAAAAATAATTACAAAAACAAAAAAAATTTCTTCAAACGATATAAATGATTTAAGAGAAGTAAATTCTGATAACGAATCTGATAAAACACAATATGAAAAAAAATGCCCATCTAATACATCTAGAAAAAGTAATTCTGTAATAAGCAATAATTCTTCTAAAAGCGATGCAAGTACAAATACTGATATTAGTAATTCATCCAGTAAATCTAATAACAAAACAAAAAAATATACATCAAAATCTCTATATCGAAAAAGAGAAAAAAGTATAGATTATGTAAGAAATAATGATAATGATGAAACAGACAGATTATAATGTTGTTTTAGCATATCAAAAATATATACCTAAACCTAAAAGAACTTTAAGTAGTGGTACATTATTTGATGCAAGTGTGGTTAGAAGAAGATTACAAAATAAAGACTAATAAATAATTTAATTACCTCTATAACCTCCTCCGGGTTGAATAATAATACCACCTCCTGAATGTGTTGGTTTCAAACTATTAGTAATAATATTTTTATTTTCAAATCTTGTTTTATTATGAATTGGATAATAAATTGTTTTAGAGTTAGATTTATTGATATTATCAATTTTTTCTTTATGAGATTTAGAAAATGTTGTCATAGATAATTTACGAAGTAGCATTCTATCACCGCGAGAAATATACATCTTTATATATTCTTTTATATAATATATAAAAATCATTTTTTTTATTTATATTCAAAAATAAATATTTTTTATTTTTCATATATTATAATAATGGTCTTTCACTTACTGTTTGTTATTTACTTTTATAGATATCTTATTACTACGATACCAGAACCACCATAACCACCTATGCTCCAGCTCGCCTCCTTCCCCGCCCCCCCTCCTCCTCCTCCTGTATCTCGGTCCCCTGGATACCCACCGCTATTGTTACCAACTTGGCCACCACCACCATCTCCCCCCCACCCTCTAGTTGAATATGATTCTGATTCTTCACTACCTCCGCCACCTCCATAATATAAAATATCCCCTGAGTACAATTCCCTTTCTCCAGTAATATCAATTTGAAGACCATGACCTCCTCGGGTTATATCTGCAGTCCCTCCTGCACCTCCTCCAGCTCCCGCACTGCGGCCGTTGGAATTATTTCCATTATGACCTCCTTGAACAAATTCTTCCCCATTCCAAAATGTATTACCTTGTATTGAGTAACCACCCCAACCAGATCCATAACTGTATGTGCCACCTCCTCCACTACCACCATCACCACCTCCATTCGATGTTCTTCGCGCGTCTGTGTAAGTCGGTGTAGAATAACCCGTAAATGCACCGTGACCACCACCATAACCAATTAATGGTATTATTACATCACTTGCGCCTTGTAATATTGCTGTAAGTTCTATAACATTATCAGATAAATCTGTAATCATACTATCTTTCCCATTCTCAGGAGTCGGTTTACCTCCTTCGTATACTGTTTTGCCTCCTCTACCTACTTTTATTTTATATGTATTTGCGGGTAACACTTGATTAACAATATATACAATACCTCCTGCTCCTCCTCCTGCTTGGCTTGCAGTATCATCTCTATAACTTCCTCCTGTACCACCACCACCGATAATTAATATATCACATGTTAAATCGGTATAAACATTAAAAGTATATATTTTATGGTCATCATTATCACGATTTACAAATTTAAAATAATTAAATTCGCCATTATTTTGCGATGATATAATATTACTATCTTCATCTGTAGTATCTATCAAATAACCACCATTAGCACATGAAGCACATGTAAGACAATTATATCCATATTTAAAATTTTCAATAGTATTAAAATAATAATTAATTTTAATAATAATAATGATTAAAAATATAAATATTATTAAACATACAAATAAATATATATTTTTAATCATTATTATTCTCTTATTTATTATAATTAAAAAAATCATATTTATATAAAATTAAAAAAAAGTACATATCTTTATTTATTTTTCATATATTATAATAATGGTCTTTCATTGTTCTTTGNAATATTTTTTTTAATTCTATATTATTTGTTTTATATTCTTCAACATAACTATGAGGAAACCAATCTTTTTTCATNGCAGATACAGTATATAATATTAATGATGGATTTATTATTTTAGAAAATGTTGATAAGGCACTTGATGATTTAATTACAACTTTACATTTTGATAATGCTAACATATCAATAATAGAAGCATATGTTAATTTATTTCTTTCTATTTCATCAAATTTTTCACCATATCTAAATAATCCATAATTAATGTTTTCAGAATTATTTCTAAATTGATTATATTCAATTATTTTATAATTTTTAAATTTTTCTTTAATTTTATTAATAAAGATTTGTTCATCACTACAACAAAATAAAGTATTGATATTATTGTTATTATTTAGATAATCTTCCATTATCATTATCATTTCGTCAATAGTTATATAATTTGCCTGAGAAGTATCATAATTTTTGTCAGTGCCTCTATAATGTATTCCGAGTGTATTGTCTAGTTATATTTAATTTATTTACTTCTTTTATAATATAGTCATTAAATTTAAAATATTTATCAAAAATATTATTACAAATTTTCCAACTACTTTCATGATAAGGTAATCTACTTTTAGTATTTAATTTAATACTATGTATTGATAATTTTTTATAAGAATAGTCATATTCTTCTATTTTTTTAACATTAATAAAAGTTGGAATAAGATTATGTGTATTTAGTGTATTTAATTCAAAAATTATTTTTGTATTATCATTAATTAAATTATTATATTCAAAATAATATAACACTTCAATTAACCATACTAAACATTGACCAAATATACCTTCTGTAAAATCGTTATTATTTGAATATAAAAATAAATTATCAAACATTATATTTTTTTATTATCAAACATTTATATAATTTTTACAAACTAGGAGAATATACACCTTGTGCAGTTAATATACCTGTTATAAAACCTACAAATATACAAGTTATAACCCAACCGAATAATGATTTATATATTATATTTTTGTTTATACCTGATACATTTTTTTTCCAAGATGATTCTAATAATCCTATACCACATATTGCTCCTATTTGACAATGTGTAGTTGATAATGGTATTTTATATCTACTTCCTAATATTGTTACAAGTGCTGCACTCAATTCAATAATTGCCCCCCTTGATGGTGTAATTTTACATAATTTAACTCCAATTGCTTCAATTATTTTATAACCATATAATAATAAACCTATTGATATACCAATACCTCCTAAACCTAATATCCAATAAGCATTATTATCCATTACATTATCTTTTCTTACATCATTTTCTATATAAATAGTTAATATTGCTGCGAATGGTCCAATTGCATTTGCAACATCATTTGCACCATGACTAAATGATGCACATGCTGCAGAAAATATTTGTAAATATTTGAAATATTCCTCAGTTCTTATATCAAATTTTTCTGCATTATTGTGAATAATATTTACAAGTGCATCATGAGTATTATCTTTATTATTAATATCATCACTTGTTGTAAGTATACATGTATTATCGTCATATATAATTGTTTTTGTATTATTAACATTATATGTTATAGAAGTAATATTTTTTTGATTTGTATTATTATCTACATCTATTTCATAAACTTCTTTATTACTAAATTTATTATTAACATTATTATATAGTCTTGGTAATAAAGGTATTATAACTAATAAAGAAAATAATCCCATACCAAATGATACAGGTAATACAATTTCTAATGGTGTTTTATCTAGACCAATACCTTTAGCACCTTTATAAACAATAAAAAATGTATTAAGTACAATTGTAATACCAACTAAAATAGGAAATCCATAATAAATATATTTATCTTCATATCTTTTTCGTAATATTAAATTTCTTGTTAATATAAATGTTATAGATGATATTATACCAGATAGTAATGGTGATACGACCCAAGAAATAACCATTCCTGATACACCACCAATATAAGGGAAATCATCTAATTCTTTATACCAAATGACACAATTAGGTCCTTTTATTGCAATAGTCATACCAATCATTCCACCAATACAAGAATGTGTTGTTGATACAGGCATTTCAAAATATGACGCTGTAAATAACCATGTCGCAACAGAAAAACATACCCACATACTGCCGTACATTAAAGTATAAGGATCATCTTGAAAACATTCATAATCAGCAATACCTTTTCTTATTGTTTCTGATACATGCGAACCCATCAAAATAGCACCTGATGTTTCAAATATACACGCTAAAATAACTGCTTGTTTTATTGTTAATGATTTCGCGCCAATTGATGTTGCAAAGGAATTGGCAACATCATTTGCTCCAATACCCATTGATGCTATAAATGAAAAAAAACCCCCGGTTATTACAATCCATAAATAATTAGTCATTGTTTTCTAATAATAAATTTTTTTTATATATTAATAAAAAAAAGTACATATCTGTAAAAAATATAAAAAAATAAAAAAAAATATAAAAATATAATAAAATATGGATATGTACTTTTTTAATTATATAAATATATGTTTATTATTAGAAAAAAAAGAATTTAATTAATTAATAAATATAAATTCATTAATAAAATTACTATTAATAATACAAATAATATATACATATATTGAGTTTTTTGTAATAAATTATTAACATCATATTCTTGTTTGTATTTTTTTAAGAAATTACTAAAATCAGTAATATTATTATAAGTATATAAAATATTTATTAATAAAATCGATAAAGCAATTAATTTTATCATTACTCTAAAATAATTTGTTTCATATAATTGTGTTTGAGTACTAGCCAATAAAGCACAAACAAGTCCAGTTGCTGTAAATGTAGTACGATTAATACTTTCAAAAATACTTTCTTTAGTTAATATTAATTTATATATATCACTCATTTTCCCTCTATATTAATATAATAATAATTTTTTTAAAAATAAGTATTATACTATTATTTGATAAATAAAAAATGAAAATTATTTTATATTTATTTATAAAATGTTTAGATTTATAATAAAACCATTTAAAAGATGGGCATTTAATAGAGCAAATAGATATACAAAATATTATATATATATATATAATAGAAAATATATAACAAAATATTTAAAAAAAATAAATAAAATAGCAATTAAAAAAAAAAATATTTTACAAATTGAATTAATAAATAAATTAAACAATGAAGAATTATTAAATATTATCGTAAAATATAAAAATACTAATTTAAATGATATGTTAAAAGTAATAAATAATTATTTGATTAATAACACTAATATATTAGATATTTACGATTATGAATTAATATATGATTTTTCATATTATATTATTCAATTAAAAATTATTAATGAAAAAGATGTTGGATTAGATCATTCAAAAGTTAGAGAATATTGGTTAAAAAGAGGTCCTAGAATTCTTATATCATCAATAGTTTTATTATTATCTAATTATATTTTATATATATATTTAAAAGAAATTGATACCAGAACCAATATATATCTAATTATAATAAATATAGTTGCATTATTTTTATCTATTTATATGTTATATTATAGATTACCAGATAGTATTGAATCTGCTGTTGCAAGGACATCACATGATTATTATGTCAAGGTAAAAAAAAAAATACTAATTAATTCTTAGAAAATAATATAATAATGTAAGTAAAGATATTGTTATAAAAATCCATACTATTTTTTCACCAAATAGTTGTTTTAATATTAAATCTTTAATAATAAATTTTGTATCATCTTTATTCATGTCTTATACTAAATAAAAATATATAAATAAAATTATATAATAAATATTAAATGATTAAAAAACTTTTATTTATTTTATTATCAATAAATATATTTAGTGATGTATTTGCATTTAATATTATGAGTTTAGTAAATAAGACAGATAAATGGAAAATAAAAATTAATAATACTTCAAAACAAGTATATAACGATTGGTTAAATAAAGAATGGTATGGTAATAATTTTATATCAGAAGGAGATGTTTATGTAAAAAATTCAATAAGAAGTACTATAAATATTAATCAAGTAATAACTAATGTAAATTATCCATATAAGATTGAGTACAAAGAATATATTATGCCTTTAACTGATTCAAATAAAAGTTCAATCGATTTTAAAAATAATTATACTGAAGTAATATGGGCGTTAGATTATAAAACATTACCATTAATGGAAGAAATAACTTATAAAATGTATAGTAGAGTAATTGAAAATAGTTTAAAAAACCTAAAAACTTACAGTGAAAAAAAAATCAAAGGAAATTTTAAATAATTCAACAAACAAATATTTAAGTATTTAAAACCTTTTTATAAACATTTATAGGACAGAATAAAAAACCAACTGATGAAGAATCATTCCCCCAACCATTATAATGTGTTATTATACCATAATTTGAATAATGCAATGATTTATTATAACGCATATGAATATAATTATTGATATCTTTCCACATTTATATTATTAATATAAATTTTTTTAAGAATTTTTAAGTTTAATTCATTTATTTTTACTACATTGATAAAATATAATATTTTAAAGTATACTTAAAAAAAAATGATAGTATTATTATATAATTACTTCTAAATAATAAAAGATGGATATTATTACAAATAATATGAAAAGTTTTAATTTAATCTCAAAAAACATATGTGTATGTTGTCAAAATAAATATATTATTGAATATGATTATCAACATAGTGATAAATTATGTATATTATGTTATAATAATTATAAAGAATTAATGTTTGAAGATAATCAAGATTATACAGAAATAATATAATTATGTTAATGATAATTCAATTATTTCATCAAATTTTTTACTAGAATGAATATTATCTATATTACCAGAAATTACATAAATCTCAATATCATTATAATGAAATAATAATTTAATACAAAAAAATTCATTATTTTCATTATTATTTAAAATAATAGCATCTTTTATAATTATATGATTATCATATAAAAGTTCAATATCATATCTGTTAATAATTTCATTTAAATATTCAATATTTTCTTGACATATTTTATTTTCAATAGATTGATTATTATATAATTCAAAAATAAAATTTATATCTTTGTCATATAATTTATCAATATAATTAAGTTTAGTTATATTAATATTTCTTTTAGTATTATTAATTGAAAAATTATGAAATAATTTCTTCATAGTATAACTAAATATTATAATATTTATATATTTTTTAGAAATACCATTGTTCTAAATGATTATTATAAATTGTATTACTTTTTTGTAGTTTATTCTTTTTTGTATTTAGATGTAAAATATATTTTGCAAAATTGATATGTGCATCTTTATTGTTATATAATTTACAAGGTTCACCATAATATAAACAATGACAAGGATAAATTTTACAATCACAATAAAATTTATAATCTTTCATTTTTTGAATTAAATTTTTTAATTCTGTTTTTTCAGTTTTTTTTACATATGTTGAATAATTTTTAAATAGATTTTTAAGCATATTTAATATATTTATATATATATATAATATCATTTTTTATTTACATGTTTTATATGATTTCCTATGCCATTCTGTTATTCCATAATTTTTAATAGCATCTAAATGTTTTTTTGTACCATAACCATGATTGTTTAATAAATCATATTTTTCCAACTCATTATATTTAGTAACTAGTTCGTGTATATTATCATTATGTTGTTCTTTTGCCAAAATAGAAGCTGCTGCAATACTAGTATAAATAGAATCCCCTTTAATAATACATTCATGTGTTATAAACTCTGAATCTTCGCCAGGAGGAATAAATGTTTTAAAATACGGACCATCAATAAATAATTTTTGAAATTTATATTTTTTATAAGCAATATCTGCTGATCTATGCATTGCTTTCATCGTAGCATTTAATATATTTATAGAATCAATTTCATCTTTTGTTGCAATACCTATTCCGTAAGTTAATGCATGTTCTTTAATATATATGGCTAATTCTTTTCTTTTTTTTTTCGTTAATTTTTTTGAATCTTTAATTTGTTTATAAATATTTATTTCATTTTCTGTTTGTGGTTTTTTTAAAACAACGCATGCAGCAACTACATCACCAATTAAACCCCCTCTATTAGATTCATCAATACCTGCTTCAAAATTATTTGTAGGATATATATATTCGGACATATTTATGTATTTAAAATATAAAAATCATTATTTTTTTTAGCAAGAAAACACATATTTAATAGGATTTGTAGATTTATTTGATGAGTTATTTATTGCACTATCTGCTATAAATATTTGTAGTAAATCAAATAAAGATTTAAAGATAACTGCCCCAATTACCGCCCCGGCCAGAGCGAATACTAAATAAAAAACAATATCATTTTTCGAACCTATAACTGCAAGTGTTCTCATAAATTGATCATAGAAAAATTCACCTTTTAACGCTGTTCTATGTATTTCCATAATAATCCCTTTTGAATTAGGTGCTTTATATGCCAAAGCTTGAAAAGTTCCAATAAAAACTGATAATATCCAAATAAATCCAAAAATAGCATAGTTAATAACATTTGCAAAACTTGGCCAAACAAGTATTATTAGCAAATATGACATAAATATAAATATTATAATTACAACTATAACAAAAAAACAGTTAAATATATTTATCAAAAATGATGTAAAACCATTATCAATCATTTCAACATTTATTTTGTTTACACATAATTCAATATCAGAAGGTTTACAGTCCTCTTTTTTAGTTATAACTGTATTGTTATAATTATAAAATTTAATATCACATTTTTTTAACTCTGTCATATTATTTGGTATTTCATCATTTTCTCCATTATCAGCATATACTAGTTGAAAATCTTTGATTTTTGAAGATTTAATACTAAGTAGAGTAGAATTTTCCATATTATTAAATGGATTATTCGTATCAATTGATTTTAATACTTGTGAATTTGTAATTCGTGGAAAATTAATTCTATTAAATACACTATTGTTATCATTGAACTTGAAAATTTTTTGCATTATATATTCGTTATATTCTTTTTGCTTTTTGTATAAAATATCTTTGGGATTTTGATATCCAAAACATAACATACATGATGCTTGTAATAATAATAATATTTTATTAAATTCCCAAGAATTAATATCAAAACCATTAATTAATTGTAGTTGTTTTTTCCATAAATAAAAATCAGATTTTAAACTAATATCAGTTAAATATTTATATAATTTTGTTGCAATTTCATATGCTTTTTTTATATATTTTTCATTATTATAATATTTTTTTGGTTCATTATTTAATTTACTTAAATTATCATGTGGTGGTATAATATTTAAATGTGATATTGGTTCTGTTATTAATTGTTT